CTCACCCCAGTAAACATTTTTTCCAGTTTCATAACCATAAACACCCGAAACACTTGCATGACCTGATTCGTGAGGAATTCTCCAGTAGGTAGTACTTCCATCAATTCTTAAAGGAGGAGTTGTTACATTAATGTAATCTCCACTGCCCCCACCGTATGCGCTTGTTGCTGTAATAGCCCCACTAGAGATAGTTCCTATGTTGGTTAGGTTTCTACTAGAGTCTATGACCTCCGTAAGAGAACCGCCCATCATTAACCCACCTGAGTTTATAAGAACTCCAGTAGAGCGAGCTTGGAATATTGTTGCACCACCAATTAAAAGATTTACCGCTCCCGATGCATTTAAATCTGCCGAAACACTGTCAGAACCAAGATCAAGATAAGTGTTATTGGTAGCACTGCTGTAAAGTATCCTTGCCTTCATATCAAGGGTTGTTTCAATATTACTATTGCTATCAAGAGTGCCTGTCAGGGTTCCACCCGCTTTCGGCAATGCGGCATTGGCTGTAGTGTTAGCTGAGTTAGCGGTGTTAGTTGTAGTAGTTAATATTCCATCCCTTGTAGATATGTCTACTCCATCTACGGTTCCAGTTACGGTAATGTTGCCACCTACATCTAAACTGGGTGTAGTTAGCTTGTGGCTGAAATCAAACTTGTCGTTAGTTGAGTCCCACAAGATTGTCGCGTTAGTTGTGGAATTAACCGCATCCTGAATGGTGATACCTGCACCGTTAGCATTCGCTGACGAATCGCCAGTAGAGTAATTTAAGGTAATGTTTTTATCTTTTACATTTAAATCATCAGTATCAACAGTTGTCGTTGTTCCTTGGACAGTAAGATTACCTTCAATAACTAAATTATCCTCGAAGGTATGATCGCCTGTAATGGTGCTGTCAAGGTTTAGTGTAGCTACACCGCTTGTAGCGCCACCGTTTAGGTTGGTTCCTGCCACTACACTAGTTATATCACCTGTACCAGCCGCCTGAGTAATCTCTCGGTTGTTTGGGTCGTCATTTACAACAGTAAAACCAGTTGCTCCGTTATCTTTTATAGACAAAACACGAGGCCAATTATTCATTATGTTATTTAGTGTTGAGTCGTAACTTGTGTCTGTCGTTGACAATAAAACTCTAAAGTATACTGCCCCAGTTGCGTAGGTAGATGTGTTTTCAAGAACACGATCACCATCTGCGTTTAAATTACTAACACTTGCATAATTGGTTATGTTTACTTCTGCTTGTGTTGCAAAGTTTGTTGTACCTGGGGGGACGTAAGCTGTGGACTCTACCAAGTAAGTCGTTGCTGAAGTACTGCCGCTTGTTACCTTTGTAAATGTTTGTGTCACTAAATCGCTAAATCCGCTTGTTCCAGATGTAGTTGATTTTTGTAATGCAAGCGTAAAGTTGTCTGGTATATCTGCAATGGCATCTGCTACTGAAGCCGCTGAACCGCCTGTAACTGACCCTGTAGATAAGCCAGAAAATAAGTTTGACGCTTTTACGGTAATTGTAAGTGATGAGCTTGTTGTCAAATTTACCTTTAACGCATTTAGCCCTGTCCCAGTTAAATTATAATTATTGCTAGTTTCAAAAACATTTACTCTTGATTGAGTGTTTGTCGCTATCTGGGAGTAAGCAAGGTCTGTAAAACCATCCGCGCCAAAATAGGCACTGGCGCTACCGTCCTGAAGATGCATACCCTTGGCTGTAAGCGTTCCATCTTTGTGGATTTTAAACTTAGCTGACTCAGGCGTAGAACTACCTACCCACAAACGATAATCAGAAGCAGTGCTTAAAGTAATTGTGTCAGAACTATTAGTACCAATAGATATTTGCGGAGCAGTACCAGATACAGTTACCTCAGTTGCTTTTAACGCTCCACTTTTAGTAACAAAGAAAGGTGCAGAGGCTCTGTTGGCGAACGTATTACCTGCCCAAAACCGCACATCATCCGCGCTAGATGCAACAGAGGACAGCCCCATAGTGTTAGCGGCATCTTTTAGGTAAGTACCTGCAATGTCAAAACCGCCAATCTCGCCTGTATTGGCTACGATCTCACCACGAATAGTTGCTTCTTCAAATTCAACCGCACCGCTTTTTTGTATTTTCCAACCTGATGAACCAGAAGAATAATTTGTTGATTGCAATGTAGCGGCAATTTGATTAATTTCAACAGCTTCATCTGCAATTTGGCCTGTATCAACAGCATCATCAGCAATCTGATCGGTATCAACAGCATCATCAGCAATTTGATCGGTATCAACAGCATCATTAGCAATGCCACCGACAGGAACTTGCGTTGTTGTCGCGTTAACAATGGAACTGTATACAGGGTTGCCAGAACCATCTTTTGTTGCATTGCCGCTATAATCAACAGACCTTAGCTTATAGTATCGGGTTACTCCAACCGCTAGATTAGTATCAGTAAAGTTAGTTCCTGCACTTTTCCCGATTACGGCATAAGTACCACTAGAGGAAGTTGAGCGATAAACGTCAACGTGACTAAAATCAGCAACAGTAGGATTAGTCCAATTAATAGTTATTTGTTCAAATTCACCACTTGCAGAAACAAGTGAGGGAGCAGATGGGGCGGTGGTATCAGTTGCAGCAGTTGGCGTTGCATCTCTTGTTAGACTTTGAACACCTAAACCATTAACAGCTTTTACGCGAACATTGTAGGACGCACCATCTTGCAAATTAGTTATTTGGAATGGAGACGTTCTTGTTGCTTGGGAAAGGTAATCACCTGACCCTGTTCTCCACTCAACTATGTAATGATCGACAAAGGCATCAACAGAGGCAGGCCAAGTAACGCTAAAATAAGGTCTGAATGTACCATCTTCACCCATATAGCTATCAGGGGCAACGGCAATACTTGCAGGTCTTTCGGTAAAGCTGCCGTCATATAGATCAACTTCACCTCCACCTAGAAAAACCTCTTCATCAGTAGAACTCCAATCCCACACAGAGGATGCGGTTTCTATTGCTTGCACATTAATAATTATTTCACCAGAACTATCAAAACTTGTTGAATAGCCAGTAACCTCAAATACTTTTTGGCTATACCCAAGTCGAGCATTGGTAATATTAATATTATCGCCTACGTTAAATCTTAAAGCAGACAGGTTACAAGCCATCGTAATAGCTTCTTGCTGCCTGGATCGCAATAAAGCAAGCCGCGCAAGTCTTTGAGCGCGTATGTTATTCACTGTTAAAGGCAGTGGCATATCAAGATAAATCTGTTCGTCATCTTCTGCTAAGAATAATGACGCAGTACCTGAACCTGATCCTGCTCCTGTTGCTGTAAAATTTAAACCAACGGTATTTGCAGACGCACCGATTGCCGTAAAGTCCGTTCCGTCGATAGTTAATATTTTATAGCGATCACCTGTAACAAAAGACCCTGCTGTAGTTTTTGATAATTGTGCAGGGTAATCAGCTAAAACGTAGTTATCTTCTTCAGACAGAAACACGCCTTTTACTGCATTGTATCCGTTGCGTCTTGACTGTTTAGTTTGTACTTTAATTTCGCCAAGTATTTGTGATTCATCAATAGTTACCGTTGGCGCAACGTATTTACCTGCATGAATCTCAAATTTACCACTAGCATAAATTAAACGCCCAGCCATCGAACCAACCATTAATTCAATGTTTGATTTTAACGAATCGCCAGTATCAATAACTCCGTCTATCGTATAACGTGGCTGAGTCCCACCTGCGGCTAGAGCGACAGTCTCATTACATACGCCAAAAGCGGTGTTGATAGAAGCAATATTAGATGCCGACTCGCCTAAACCATACTTAGTGTCAGTTAAATAATCTCTTAAACACAATGCAGGGTTCTGCGACCATACAGGAGAGGAGTTATTAGGATGCCAAACCTTTTTGCCGCGTACCACACTAGAGATATTTGGCAGACCTTGGGCAAATTTCTCTTGGTCATAAGTTAGCTTGACCACCATGTAAGCGGTATCGAGTAGTATATGATTAGATGTCCATTTTGTAGATGCGTTATCTAAGCCTGAATCTACTGTTGTTTGATTACCTAAATGGAAACTTAAATCAACATAAGGTGAAGTGCTTGAATTTCCATTCGTAGCCCAAGCTGATGTGAAATTACCACCACTCCAAATCTTTTCATCGTTAAACCAGACTTCTTCATAGGCATCTATCTCATGCCCTGCAATCGCAGTAACCAACCAGAGGTATTTGTTATCAGTGCCAGTAGATTCAAGGTAGACAACATTGCCGCCCACACGCGCACGACCATAAATAATTTTGCGAGAGGATGCTGCATCTCTGGTCATTACAGATCGGCCACCCATTTGAGCGCCTAAATCTAGCTTTGGCGTTAAAGCGCGCGTGATCATCGACATACCAGCAACAATGCCAAAAGCTAACCAGCTAAACGCCCCTGTCACTATAGCCGTTGATGCGCCCGCTACAATTCCTGCAATTAACGATAGTGCCATACTTAACCCTTAAAGCATTTAGAGTAAATGCGCTCTATTAAATTAAATCCCATACCAAGCATTAAGCTATCAAATGGGATATGAACTTTAGTATTGATGTTTAAAAGAGAGATGCCATTTTCACGGCAATGATCTTCTGCGAATTTAATTAATTTGTAACCCGTTGCCCCTGCCCTAGAATCAGGCAACACGAAAACAACATCATTATTTGCAAAGACATGATCTTTGTAATGAAGGCTTTGTGATACAACCAGTACACAATAGCCAACTAACTCGCCTTGATTTCTGGCAGTGAATATTCTTAGTATCCCTGCTGCATCTAACTCTGCGTACTTCTCCCAATCAGGATTTAATTTAATTGTTCCTTGATTAAGAGCAACTAATTTCCAGTGTTTTTCTAGCAGAGGTTTAATATCTTCTTTTACGTTAGCTAGGCATTCGTGAGCGATAATCAAGCTGTATTCCAACTACCATTATTACCTGCACCACCATTAACGCCAGAACCTCCTGCACTACCACCTGCTGCGCCTGTTGCTCTTCCCCAGATAATTTCTTTCTCTACAATGGCAGTTACAAACTCAAAGCCTTTGTCTGTAGGGTGATCAATCTTTTGATCTTCTGCTGTATAGCGTCTAATTTTTGATCGCTCAAAGGCAATAAGTTTATTCTCTACAGATACCGAAATAGTTGAGGAATCCCCTCCCTCAGTAATTGTCATAATATCCATAAATCCTGAAAACATGACCGTTGGATCAGCTATTAACGAACCTGAACTATCAAAAGCACCTAATGCCACAGTAAGTGGTCTGCCTTGGTACTGATGATATTTAGCAATTACTAAAAATTCAGATTTAAGTCCTGTAATTGAAACGCTAATGCCAGCCGCAGAAAGGTCTGAACTTTCTGCAATCTCACCAATTGATAAAAGATCGCCAACACCAGTGTAGGTATTGCCCCCATAAGCAAGATCACCAACACCCGACCACACATTTAAATAACTAGGAGAATCATTTGAATCAAACTGCATTCTGACAAAGTAAGCTGGTCGAACAACATCAGCAGTTGTTACACTAACCATTCCGCTTGTTAAATCACGACTCATAACGCTTCCTCACAGGCAAAAGTAAAACCATACAAAGATGTAGAATTGATTGACCAACCAACATCATTTGAGGCCATTCGCCAAAGGCTTTTTGGCAAATTAAAAATAAGAGACTGACCGCTTGCAATAGCAAGTCTTAATGGGGGTTGAAATGATAAAGTGCCAGCGCCAGCAGATTTGTCAGCAGTTACCATGTATAAATAACTGCCATGCTGAAAGTAAGTCCCAGCACTAACCGCTGATGCGGTTGATGTCGTTGTTAAAGATTCTGCTCTTATAGCAGTCGCACCAGATGTTGTTGCACTGGCTGTGCTAGTGTGTAGAGGGTTGCCAAAGGTAAAGGTGTTTTCGCGGCCTTTAAGTCCAACAATAAAGGCTTCTACCGATCTTGCTTGTTCATGGCTTAATGGAGGAAGGGATACTTCAGCTTCCCATCGCGCGCCCTGATGAGCAAACACTTGAGTATCTAAAGTAAAGGGTGATTCTGAAACTGCAACGACTCGCTTTAAGCGCATAGTCATATTCTGCACAGCTACAGAAGGGAAAGATAAGGTTGTCATTGATTATGCTCCAGACATTGCTTTAGAGAAGTTACCACCACGCAATCGAGCATCAGCTACTGCACCTTTAGCCGCTTGAGCAATCTGAGGCATCAACGTTACAATTTCGGCTCGGACAGTGCTTTGTATGCCTGTAGTGACGTTAATAGTTTGATTAACAGTAACAGCAGAGCCAGAATTACCGCCAACAGCATTTTTAAGGTTTTCATTGGTAGCAATACGGCCTGACGTACCCATTGTCAGAAGTTCTGGGCCACGCTCACCGACAAGATAGGATTCACCGCCTCTGACTTGACCGCCTAATGCTCGACCTCCAGCAATAGCTGTACCAGCAACAATACCAGCAGAGGCATAACCCATTGCTTTAATGCCTGAAACAGACGCAAGCCATGCAAATGGCCCACCAATAGCTGCTTGGGTTGAGGCTACTAATGCCGCTTGTTCTGTCGCAACAATTATTTGAGCAATTGCTATTGCTTTTTGTATGGCAAATAGGATTTTAGCTTCTTTAGAGCCTTCTTCGGCAATACCATGAAGACTTGTTGCTATGTTTTGCGCGGATTGCAGGGCTTGATTTTCAATTGTTGCTTTTGCTGCTGCAAGTGCTTTAGCTTCTGCAATCTCTTTATCACTGTCTGCTTTTCGGCTTTCCGCATCTTTTTCTCTTAACTCTTGTCTTTTTTGTTGCGCTGCTGTCTCAATGTCTAAAATTGCTTGAGCGTGTTCTTCTTTACTTATTTTTTCTAAAGCAAGTTGCTCGTTCTCAAAGTTAATCTTTTCCTGTTCTATTGAGTTAATTAAAGCCAGTTCGTTCATTGCATTTTGCGATAACCGCAATAATCTGTTTTGAGTATTTGCTTTTTCTGCCGCAACTTTTTTAGCTTCGGCATCTTGACGATTTTTTTCACGGAGTGCTTCGGCATCTGTCCTAATTTTTTCAGCTTTTACAGCAACATCCATTTCTCTTGCTAAATTATCTTCAGCAGTTTTAATTTGCAACCCTGATGCACCAGCGTCTTTTAATGCTTTTAGTTTTTCTGCTTGTTGTAGTTTTAATAGCTCAACACCTTTAAAACCAACTTTGTTTAAATTAGCAGTTATAGAAATTATTTTTTCGTCGTTCTTTATCTTTTCTTTATCTAGCTCAATCTCTTCTTTCTTTTTAACATTTTTTGCTATTAAACCGTCAATCGTTGTCTTTTGGGTTGCAGTAGCTTCTTTATATGCTTGACTTCCCCTTATAACCGCTTCTTCGGATTTACCTGTAACTCTTATTTCTTCATTTAAACTAGCTATTAAATCTTCTGTTCTTGTTGTTAAATTATCGACAGCTTCTTGCTTCATTTCAATTATTGCTGTTTGACGCTCAATTTGTTGACCTAATAGTAATTGCCTTTTTGCAAAATCCTCATCTGATTCGCTTACTTTTGTTTGTTGGATTACTCCAGGTTGTCCGCCAAATCCAGTAACAGTAGTTTTTTGACCTCTTTCTAGTTCGGCATTTAAATCAGCTAAATTTTCTTTTGCATTTCTAATTTCTTCAGTGACCAGAAATCTTTGGAATGCTTGTGCGGCTGGCCCTAAATCGTCAAAATTATCTCGCAATGTTTTAGCATCATCAGCTAACTCTTTCATAGCCTCGCCAGTTCCAATTAACGAGTTATATAAAGTACCACCAATCATTGCTCCAAATGCTACTAAAGCACCAAGTACAGCACCTCCAGGCCCAAAGATAGAAGCCATTTGCGGCCCCTGTTGACCAATAATAGTAAAGGCACTTGTTCCCATTTGCGCTTGAACTGCTACGTCTTGTAACTGCCATGAAACTTGCTGCATAGAGCCGCGCATAGCTCTAAATGGCCCACCAGTTGCCCCTGCTGACATAGCAGCATCTTTTACTGCTTTAGCTTGTTTTTTGGCTTTGTCAGCAACCTCCATTGAAGATCGCGCTAATGCAAGTTGTTCTTTTGTAGCCCCTGCATCTTTAAGCGCAAGCAGTTTTACTTCGTTAGCACTTAATCCAGCGGCTTTTGCCTGTTGCTTAAAATCATCATTTAATTTTTCTGTTGCTTTTTCTAGCCGAGCAACCTTTGATTCCGTTTTTTCGCCAGTTGTCCCAAAATCCTTTAAATTCTTGGTTCCCTCTTTTACTTCGTCAGTATTAACGCCAACTATTAGCTCAGTTTTATCAACCATAATTATTAATCTCTTGAGAGTGTAAAGCGTCTAAAACAGTAATAGCCTCTACCTCAAATGACGAAAGTTCACCATAAATCTGCATATAAGCAGTAATTTGAGGATAAGTAATACAATCTGGCGCAGAATTTTTTAGTGCGACAAAAATAGACCACAAATATATTAATTTTGGGTCTAACTTGGGCGCATCTTCTAATTCTTTGGGTTTTTTACCAATAGACTTGGCAACTTGATTAAGATTATCAATACGACTGACTTTTGAGCCTTTATCATAGCCACGCGACCAAAATTGCCACTTGGCATACTTAGATAGCTCATTAATCAGCCTTTGATAAAATTTTTCCGGTCGGACACAAACGCATCAATTTGACTTGCGACACTAGGGGCATTAACGTACAAATCTCTAGCGGCTTCTGGCGAGAAAGGTATTTCTTTTTGCCCTTGAGACAGTCCACGCCATGCTTTAGTAATGGCAACAATTAGATCAATTTCACCACCCTCTTCTTCAGCAATCAACTTTCTATGATATGCCCTTACAGCCGTTCTATAAGCCTTAGAATCAACACCCTGAATGGTTATATAGAAATCGGTTTCTTTGCCGTCTAAGGGGCTTACAATGCGTATTTCAGCCCCTTCCTCATGTGCGTCTACTGTATATAGCGTATTAATGTCCATTTTAATCCTCGATCTATGAAATTACGCTGGTACGCGAGTAATTTTGATTTGTGATGCATCGCTAGAGTTATAGAGAGCAACAAAATCTAAAGTTACTGTAATTGCTCCAGGGCCGCTAACTTCAGGGTTGCCAGAGTTATACTTTACTTTAGGTAACAGCACGATGTAGTCATTGCCAGCCGCATCAGTCAACGTAAACTGTATTGCAGATGTAGTTTCAGCAACAAACTTGTCTAACAAGGTTGTATTTTCAAAATAAGCAGTAACAGAACCTGTAACGCTTGATTTACCAATAGACGGTAAAAGCGTGTCAGCAGAGCCAACAACATAAAGTGCTTCCATACCGTTATCAATGTTTAACTCAAGTGCAGTAATAATTGCGATTGCTGAACCACCTTCAGTGATTGAACCTGAAAAAGAGTCAAAAGGTGCGGTTGTAGATTCAGCACTGTAAGTAGCACTACCTAATGCAGAGCCTGATGTTGTAAAACCAGAGCCAATAATGCCAAATGAGCCAGTTACCATTGAATTTGGCGCAACAGATAGCGACATTGTGTTAAATTGACACCCTGTAGAACGCAAATACTTACCAATATCTTGATGGTGACGCTCAACAGTGTAGCTTCTACGTGTTGTGCCAGCTTTTAGGACGTGTGTAGCCCAAGAACCGCACAAAGTAGCTTCTAAAAGTGCATCTAAACCGCCATAAGACAGTTCAAAGTTAATATCACCCGTTACAGACTTGTTTCCATGTCTAAAATGGGCAACCTGTCGATCTTCACGCAATTCTTCTGACTCAACTGCATCTTTTGACAGACCTAAAGTTGTTCCAGTGTGACGAATTGGCGTAAATGAAGGATTAGTTGGAGTTGTTCCAAATGTTGCTTCAACAACATAGGATAGATTGTGGCGTGAGCCAGTAGCGATAGTCATATTTTACCTCGGAGTTACATGAGCCATATAGTTAATAGAGAGTGAAATAATGAAACGATCTTCGTCCCGTATTCCTGTGTTTCTTGATACATTGCCAAGCCGTATGGTTTTTCCATTGCTAGACAAATCTGTACCACGTTTAAAATGGTCGGCTATTGCATCGGCTTTTGTTTCTGCTTCGCCACGCCCTTTACCACTAGGCGCAAATATATCTATTTGGTAGATTCCTATATATTCGTCGATTCCGCTTGTTCCTAATGCCGCTTGAGTTGTCAAAGCTGGCAAAATAGTAGGACGCAAATAAAGCGTATCTTTTACAGGAGTAAATACTGTGTTTTCCCATGCAATAGGCGATGACCCTGCAAGGGTGTTTAATCTTGAATCTAGCGCGGAACTTATGTCTGCAAATATTGTACTCATGCCGCAACCTTTGATTTTGCTTTGTTAAACATTTGGTCAAATTTAGCAATTGAAATGCGAACCATTCCCTGTGGCGCTTGCGATGAATGCGCGCCATATTCTATTCTTTGTGCATAAGGCAAAAGATTAGTAAGAAAGATAGCTTGATCTGGAGCAGAACTTGCAATGACTGATCTCATTGCCGAAATTGTTGCTTCCTCAGACTTGTCTTCAAATGACCACATTCCAGAAGCGGGTGAACCTAATGTGCATTGCCAATTGCTTTTTAAATTACCAGGGACGTAATCTGCTGGAGGTTTGCTTTTCCACAAAGACGGATCACCAACAGGCGTTTGCTTGATGATTTCGGAAAATAACTCAACAGCTACTTCTTTAGGGGTTTCAACAATAAATGCAGTGGCTTTATTAGTAAATTGTTTAAGATCGGCAGTGAAGGTCATAAAAAACGTCCGTACCCGATGGGGATTCTGTTGCAACGCTCATAACCCGATATGTAACCGAGTCAAACGTTAACGTGTCATTAATAACTGGGACTGTGACCCCTGATTGCGCTAATAAACGCACATCATTGTCTTGAATGTTGTCTCCAGCCTTTTCAAAGGCGTTAAATTGCGCTCTTACAGCCTTTAACGTGTAATTGGTACTTGAACCTGTCGAATATGCACCAGTTGCAGGGTTAAATGTACGTCCAGACAGTCGAGTAATGACTGCATCCGCACCAAAGTTAGTAATTAACTGGGTGGCCGTTTTTTTTAACGAGTTGTAATCAAACACGCTTCACCATCTTCGATCTATGGGTTAATTTAGCTAACTTGGTATCGACAGCCTTTAAAAAAGTCACGGCTCTAGCTTGTTGGGCATATTCAACCTCTAAGCTGCCAACTTTCTCTTTTACTGTCTCTCTTGCTTGATTATCAAGTGGATCAACGCCAGCACCTACGGCAATAGCGGTTTCCATTTGAGCATCTTTTAATAATTGGGGGATTTCGTTATTTTCAATGTAATAGTTGTTGACCATTACGCCATAACGGGGCCACATAAGGGCTTGCGCTTCTGTACCCTTAGTACCTAAAAAATCTTTACTTTCTATGTAATCCATCGCACGAATTAGCAATACAGCCGCAGTTCCAGTGACCGTAAGACCTCGATCTGATGCATAGGTAGCTAACTCAGCCTCACTCGCATAAGAATTAGCAGTAGTAGAGCCTGAACCTGTTTCAACGACGATTGTTGCCATAATAACCTCAATAAAAAGCCCCACCCCCGAAAGGATGAGGCTAGTCTTATTTAACCAAGTAACAATGCAGTATGCTCTGGCTTGATGTTTTTAACACCCCAAGCTAGACCAACTTCATAACGTACTTTTCTGTAGCCTTTGTACATGGAGAATTCCATGCTAAGACCTGATCGTGGATCAGTAATCACGATTACATCTGATGCCATGTCACCCTCTTGAGGACGGGCTGGCGCACGCGCAGCAAGAACAATCGCAGAGCGATTAAATGCCATGTTACGTGCAGATGCAGCAACAATAGTAATTGCTTTGTCACCAACAGGAAGTGCTTGTTGCAATCCTGGGGCAGCAAGAACAATAGTTGCACCAGATACAGCACCAGCACCAGTAACTACAACGTACTTGTTAGAATCGCCAGCAAAAGTGATTACATCACCAGCTAGGATAGTTCCAGTACCAGCAGCTTTTAGTACGATGCTAGTAGAACCAACAGCGTGTCCAGCAGTAGTAACAGCATTAGCAGAAGTACCAACAGCAGCAACAGTATTAACCTGTGCAGACTCTCGGATAGGCATTCCGTTAATGTCCAAAAGGACACCTTGACGCAAGATAGAATCACTTCCAGCATCAGCAACGTTTGCTTGCTTGCCTAACAGGTTTACACCAGCAGCAGTGTTAATCACTAACTGGTTGTCCTGTAGAGGCGCACCATTGTCTTTCAGGATTCTAAGTGCATTTGAAGCATCAGTGTAGTCGTTAGCTGTTCCAAATGGAGTAGTACCAGCAGCACCGTGAGCGCGAGAGAAAGTTGACTGCAAACCACACAGATCAGTTTCTACTTCGTTGGTCACAGCACGAATAGCCTGTGCAATTTTGTTAGCACGTACACTTCCGTATCCAGCACCAGTGTTCAGACCTTTTTGATCTTCTCCGTTAAAACCAAACTCAGCCGCACGCGACTTAGTAATAGTAATATCGGTAAAACCAGAAGTCTGCCCAGTAGGATCAGGTACAACCATTGCTGGGGTGATGTTTCCAACGTTTCCAGCAGGTTCAACATCAACACGAATAGCTTGCCCAACTTGAGCAGTATTTGCAGATGCGTTCATAGTAGCGGATGGGATCATTCCAGTTAATTCTCTAGAAACAATGTCCAACGCTTCGTAAATTTCGGGGACTAGACCCGTAATAGTATTCTCAGCCATGTTAAATTACCTTTTTAATAAACAGTGCCGCCAGATTTGATGTATTTCATTCTGTCGGCTGGATTAAACGCCTCAAATTCAGCGCGTGATTTAGTTTTTGCGGCACTGCCACTATTGTTGCCACCAGTAGCACCGCCACCAGAAGATTGATTGCCCTTTAGGAGCGAGGCAAACCGTGAATCATTCTGGAATTCGTTGCGTAAATCGTCCAAAGATGAAATTGTTAGGTTGCCATTACCATCAGTCACCTTTAACTCACCTTCCTGATATTTCAGTCGGGTATTGATAAAAGTGCTTAATAGGTCAACATTTGAACCCTCGGCTAAATCAGCCGCTATTTTCATAGCAGCATTACCTTTTTTCTCGGTTTCGATCGTGCCTTGCAGTTCGTTTAACGTTTGTTGCGTTGTTTGAAGTTTCTCGGAAGATGATTTGTACAAAGACTCAAAATCACCGCTTTCTTTTGCTAAACGGTCTTTATCCGCTATCGCATCAGCCTCGGCCTTGCGCTTTGCTTCTTTTGCGCTTTTGGTTTCGGTTAGTAATTCATCGTTTTTGTTTTTGACTGCTTGAAACTGGTTAGATAATTCCTCGTTAGAGACTTTTAAGCTGTTAATTTCTTCTTGCAGTGCATTTACATCTACTTCGTTTTCTTCACTCATGGGTATTACCTTTTTTTGGTCACAAACCAAGCGGCCACAGACCGCCTCATATCAAGGGACTAGCCCTTAAATTCTTAAATATTTGTCTTTGGAGCGACTTAATTAAAAGTCAAGGAAAAAGACCTGCACGAAACAGGTCATTTTTGTGTATTTCTGTGAGGGTTTTTAGTTAATTTAAATAGGGTTATAATGCTAACGGTTTAGTTAGTTATGGCCTTAAATGTAAAAATTCACTCGCGCTTTATGAATAGAAACGCTCATACGATCTTTCTGTCTAGTCTATTATGAGGTCTGATTTTGGCGCGCTATTAATAAGTGGTTGCATTTTCTTGGCTCTACTTACTAAACCCATAGGCAGAAAGGTCACTTAATATTAGTTCGGCACTTTTAGCTCAGTTTTGGGCTATTGATTGCCGATCTCTTGTTCTACGGGTATGACAGGCTCTATTTCGACGACTTCTGCATCGCTATCAATCTCTTGGTCGGTGCGTTCAGCATCTAATATGTTGCCCTTCCGCAGTAGGTCACGAATATCAGTTTTACCGATTACACCTCGATCTTGCAGAACCATTGCTTGCGCTAACATTTGAGGGTCAATAGTCGCATCGTAGAATTCTTTGTTGATGTCTAGGGTAATGTCACCCTCACCGCCCATAAATTCACCAAGCCATGAAAGGGCTTTTTTAAACCCCTGTTCAACGTTAACAATTAATGAGCCTAGTTTAGAATTTTGACCAGCAAATCGAATCTTTGCCGCTTCCGCTGTTTCCGAACCTGTAGAGTCTTGAATAATGCGCGTACCAATTTTGACCATTTGTTCTTCTTTTAACTCCATACCTCGCTCTGGCATCTGATTCGGTGCAGCTTGGAGTAGTGATGCATTAGCATCAAGGGGCAGTAACAGGCCAGATCGGGAACCAAGTTCTATACCATTGCTAAAATTATCATCAGCCCATGATTGCGTTAAACCAGCAATGACAGGGGTTGGCTGGCCTACAATAAAACTAGATTCCTCATAGTCAGCAGAGTTTCTATAGTGAGCAATATTGACTTCTGCTATGTCATATAGGGGGGCTTTATCAGATGTCTCATCGTTATTAACAGAGCCTATGAACTCAAACGGTATTACATCCCATGTCGAGCCGTTAGATTTTCGGGGTACGATGTCATCAGAGACTAGCTGGTTGTTCTCATCGTATAGTCTTTGGGTGTAGACACCCTCAACCAGTAACAAAACGCGGTGGTACATACAATGTTCTACGTCGAACGGATCGCTATCAAGGGGTTCTATCCTTGGCTCTTGCAGCACAACCAATGTTAATTGTTTGACCCCGTTTACAACTTCACAACGCCAATTAATGACAGATTCTGCTGGATAGGCTAATAGCGAGGCTTGGAGACCAGCGGTAGAGACTTGTGCTTGTGTTAGCCCTTCCTCAGTCTGCGGATAATCTACTAGCAGACCATAACGCCCTGTTAAGAGAGTGTCGGACGCTGCATCTTTAATCATTTGATCAAGGTGCAACCCGTTACCGTTTGCGTTTTCTAGTAGGTAATCTATGTTTTGGGGTAGTTCAATTTCGGTAGGCTTGCGGAATACCATGCCCAGCATACCCTCTTTGGTATGGCTGACAAAGTTTACAAAGTTTGCACGGCTTCGGTAGGCATCGTATCTTACTTGGTTATCATCGCTACCATCACGGGCATTGGGCGCTGGAAGGTATGCCGTGCCAGCAGCAGACCCAATACCGCCAGAATATAACGTTCTAGTGCTTCGACGGGTTTTAATTGCTGTTGCGCCTTCATCGCAATCGCGCACTAGTTGCCATGTCTCTATATTCTTCTCATAGTCTGCGTTTTGCGTATCTACTGGCATAAGTTAACTCACAAATTTTATAGAAAGGCTGGCGGCTGGTTTGACCACTGGCATTTCGTAGGCTATTGGATACGTCCCAGCATCGGGGAGGTGATCCAGATTAGATTTTTTATCGGGCGCTCCGTTAGCGTCATAGGCTAATTGTTCAAGACAACGGGCAAACTCAGGGCAGAGTAACTCGTTAACCTTTACCAGCCCTTTATCAAATGCAACGTTTGCAGCTATAACCCTATCTTTGACTAAGGGGTTTGACTTGTGGGCGTATACTGCAAGCCCTGCTGACTGCAATAGGCTTATGTCTGACACTGAGGCATCCACTGTCTTGCGGCTTGCGCCACTCGCATCAGGATAGACGCGGATATGATGTTTGGGGTATTTCTGTTTGATTGTTGCTATTAGTTCAGGCGTGTCATATATGCCCGTTAGCTCATCGACTGCGTGCCATACGTTATCGCGTACGACATAGCAAACACCACTCATATTGGTCACGTTGAAATCAACACCGATTGCGATGCGGTCGCGTGGTTGTATCGTTTCACGGCTTGCACATTTCTTGCGCTCGTATGACTTGTATACCGTACCAGAGAATAGGTTAACGAATTGACCGTTAAGGTATGCGGCTCTAAGTTCAGGGTTGTATGTATCTGCCAGGGAGTCAATATATCCCTCTGGTAAATTAGTCTCGTTATCGTATGTGCTGGCCTGAACTAATCCATAGTTGGCTGTTTGATCCATAACAAACCGCTGATAGACGAATTTATAGCCTTCCGGTGTAGTAGTAACCGATACTCTATTCGGGGCATCTTCCCAGCGTAAACGGCCAATTATTTTATTCCACGCAAGAGAGGCTTTATTCGTATCCATAACGTCGATCTCATCGACTAGGGCATTGCCTACCTTAAAACCTACAATTGTCTGTGGTAGCTGCATAGAGCGACAAATAACCGTGCCGCGATAGGTTCGACCATTATAGTAGTGTACTTCTTTGTTGCCTTCTCTTATCTCAACCCTCAGACCACAAGCCGCTGCAACCTGCTCTGCTGTTACATAATAGATGTCTCTGATCTGTGGATAGGACGGGGCAAAGTAAGCCTGGTTAATCTTTGGATACTTCCAAAAGTCTAAGCATTGAGCCACACAACCGATGAACGTTTTCCCCGATCCATAGCCAGCAACAAAAGCGCGGTACTTATTATCAAGGTTTAAAAACTTACCTTGTGGAACGTTTACTGATATATCCATTAATCAGCTTTACGCGCATCAACTATCTCTACCTGTACGCTTTGAGGGGCTGCCCTTTCTTGATCTGCCTCGTTATCGCCCTCGCTCCACTTAAAGCGGTTAGCAAAATACAGTTTGATTAGGCTTTGGCTACTATCTGAGGCACGGCTTTGCATCATGTCTAAAAACTTGTATTCCCAATACGCCTCGCCAGCTTCTCGCGCGCGCGTAAATGTGTCTGAAAAGTCGTCATTATCTTCTGCCCATTTGTAAATAGTAGACCTTGCAACGTTTAGCTTTCTCGCTACTTGGACAACAGATAAACCCTCATCCATTAAATCAAACACAAGCGCGCCTATGTCTTTTGTGTATTTCGTGGGTCGTCCTATTGGTTTTGACATAACTAGACCTTAAACGGGCCTCAATTGCCCGAAATAGCTGAAAATAAATGTATTTTATTGCATTTTTTCTTGTATCTTTAATGTATTTTAGGTACACTAAATGTATAAACAGAAAAGGATTAAAAGATTATGAAACAGTTACCAGATCACCCTATCCAATGCCCAGATGATTTGAATTATCTTTCTAGCTTTAACGCTTACTTAATGGATAACAATCCAGCCAATGAGCCTTGCGATGATTGGAGCGTTGATTCTAATAATCTTCCCCCCGTTTCACCTATTGAAGTTGCCGAAATGCAACACGAAGTCGAAGCACGTTTAAACCGTGAAGCTGACATTCAACGCACCTTAAACCGATACGACAAACGATGGGGGTCTAAATAATGGACGCTTTAGCTATTGCCTTATCTTTCAGTTTTTTAATTATGGCGGCTTTATCGTCGCTTATTCATCTAGTAAACAAATACTTTAAAGGGGTAAACAAATGAGCAATATTACTTACCACAGTCTGTCGGATTACGTGGGCGGCAAATGCATTAGCAAAACTTTTGAATTAGATCACGTTACTTTTGAAGTTCATCAAGAAGAAATTAGCGAGTGGCTAACCTCTATCACTAAAGAGCGCAAAGATGGAGAAATCCGCGAAGAATGGATTGTCTGCGATTATGAAGATATACCGCACGAATATGTCGGAGAATACCACATTGATGAGTCTTTTTTTCACCTTATGTCAGCTATTGACAACTCTCATTACGACGCTGAAGTTTTCCACGCTGGCGTTTCTCTCGGTCTTAGTATCGAAAATATTGAAGATAACTATTTTGGTTATTTTTCCGATGAAACCGAATTGGGCGAAATGTGCGCGGATGGCTTAGAAATTCCCGACAACATTCAGCCTTATTTTGACTATGAAGCATACGGGCGCGCTTGCTCCTATGATTTCATGGAATCCGACGGCCACTATTTCTTTAACCATTAAGGGGAAAATTATGACTATCCAGCACTTACCAATGCCTGTAATTGATAACTTTTTAAACGGTGACCCTTGCGCCATTGGCCCGTTTCGATCTGATGGCGAATACCTATATCTAAATAATGACGCTATCGCATACCGAGACAAATCGGGCAAAGTTTTCAGAATGCAGCAACCTTCCGCAACACCACCACCTAAAAAGCCGCTTTTTAATCGTTTCATTTCGCTTTTTTCTTGGCCGTTTATCGTTTCATGGTTTGCGGTCACAATCATTTTTTTACTTATCACTAACATTTTTTAAGGGGTCAATTATGAATATTAACGTTAAAGAAAAGCCAGATTATTTGGCAACGGTTGAAACGCAATTAAATAATATAGCCTGGCATTTACAAGTGTGCAGAGAATCCGACTGCGCGCCAGTTGATGCCGTTATAAAAATGCATATAAAAGCCGCGCACTACGCGCTAATGCTGCACGATAACCAATAAGGGGTTAACTAATGCTTAAAATAACCGATGATTTGTATCGAGAAAGTGAATTCTATCAATGGCTAGAAAAACGCCCTGCTAATGTTTATTGTGATTACAATCCGCATTACGTTGATATGGGGGGCACTAGGGTAACAATTACATTCACAATTGATGATGAAGTAATCGAAGAATAAACCCACCTCTTAACCACTACAGCCCCTTAAATGGGGCTTTTTGGGTGCAAATACTTTATTATCCGCCAATAAGGAGCATTATATTATGAAAATCAAAACACATAGAGTAAATAAATCAGGTCTTGAAATGATTCGACAAGAGTTACTTTCTAAATGCAAGCCGAGCGTTTTTGATGGTTGGCTTGACGATGATTTGATCAATAGCAAAAGTGCACAAGAAATGCTAGGCGCTTGGGCTAGTGAAATTGAATCGGCGCTCGATGCTGGCAATGGCGATTTTGTGGAAATAAGTTCTTCTGACACAAAGTCAGGCCATGTTGAACATTTAGAAATAGATGACAGCGGCATTGATGTTGGGTTTGAACAGTATGAATAAAACCGCTGATTATGTTAACCGCTTAGTCGATAACAACGCATTAAATGCCAAATTAACAGCAAAACAAAAGACCGTTAAAAAGGTAGAGGCTGCCTTATCTGAGGGCATTTTCAACAAGTGGCAATCGTATAGCCTTGTTTTTAGCTTAGTTGATAAACGCAAAATTACCCTACGTAAAGTCTGCGAGATTGCCGAATTAAACGGCATTCCTTCAGAGGTCATTAAAATGCGTCGAAGGGATTTAAATCAACTCAATAAAGGCTAATAATGATTAAAACCGTAATTCCCAATGCTGAGATCAGGGACGCTGCGCGCGATCTTATAGCCTCTCTAACGGCTGATGGCTGCACAGATTCACATTTTCTGGCAGAACTTCAAAAACTAGCAGACGGGCAACCAATGCCAAAAAAGGTTAAAAAATGAAACTATCAAACGATGAACTAATTAAAATAATCACCGAAAACGCCCACAGGTTATGTATTTTTTATATAACTGATGAGGGGGGCCATTTAGAGTCTTTAGATGTAACCAACCCTGCATCCATCAACGGGAACTCTATCCAGTTAAACTGCGAAACAACAAAAGGCGATTAAATGGAAAACGAATTTATTAGGGAGGCGCGTTTTAAGTTGCGCCTGACACAAGAAGAACTAGCGAACCAATTAGGCTGCACTAAACAAACGATACATTTTGCAGAATCAGGCAAACGGGACGCAAAAATCACGTTACTGCTAGCAATTGAATGTTTATTAAGACGCGCTGGCAAATGGCCTATAAATTAGGCTTTTTTGGCCTTTTTTTGTGTCTACCTCGATCTAGCGGCAAATTTTGCCTTTTTTCGTACCCACCTCGATCTAGTGGCAATCTTGCGTGCCTGTAAACTACCTCGATCTAGCGGCAAACCACCTCGATCTATTAAAGCACCTCGATCTAGCGGCAACGTGTACCTCGATCTATGAAATTACTTGCGCTTAATTACATCTTGAACGGTTTTGCTTTCATATATGCGAATGCCTAACCAAATAATTGTAAAAAGACTTGCTGTTGGCGGCAACCAAGTAGCTAACGACATGATACCAGTGCTTGCAGCGGCTATATCAATCAAATCTTTGTCCTGATTATCCAACATAAGGCTCACCGAAATCCAAGGAGTCTGTATCAAACAGAATCGCCTCACACCTCCGTCTACGAGTCAGCCCTGCTAGGACTTTACCGCTTGCCTTGTCCCATCTTACGATTTGCTCAGATACTTTGTCGTACTTACCTTCGTTTAACACTTTAAGCAACGTACTCGATCTTAAATTTCCACACCCTAAATTAAACGTCCATGACAAAATCGCATCCCATTGATGCTGATTTAGTTCAACAGTCACAAGGCTTTCAACCTGAGATTCTATTTCTTCAATATCTTGTATAAGCAATTCATCTGCTTTTTCTTGAGAAATCTCACCGTTTTCGATCACATTTCTTGTGTGACCCCAACCCCAGGTTAAAACACCCCCAGCGCATTCGTAGGCTTTAAGTTCACAGCCCTCAAAATGCTTAATCAGGTCTAAACCTGCTGCGGAAGTTTTCATTACCTTATGCCTGTGTTGTAGTTTGGCAGACCCACGACATATAAGGGGATTTTGTCGCTTCAATCGGTCTGCACAGGTCACTCTTGTAAAAAGAGCCGCCTAAAAACAAAAAAACCGCCAATGAAGGCGGTCTTAAAGAGGAGGTCAGCCGAAAAATTTAGAAAACGGCTATGCTAGAAATTAAATCATATTTTTGATTGACTGTCAATACATACAGTGGTTATTTATACAGTTATTACCTCAATCTATTAAATATTATGTGATTAATTGTTTCATCTCTTTCAGAATGTTTACTTTGCAATAATGCAAACCGTTTTTTCCATACTTTTCTTGATTGAAATAACGTTACACCTAATATTTTAGCCAAATTTCTTTCGCTTACTGTTCGATTGCCAAGTCCGTTACAAGCGCCACAAATTTCAACTTTTGACATTAGTTTTATCTCGCCAACCCCTTTACATCGTTTGCACTTATAGGGGTTTATAGCAACTTCTAAGGCCGCAAGCGCAAGAACCGCAACCGTTCTATTAGTTTCCTCTTTATTAAGCTTAAAACCGCACTGAATGGCCTCTTTTACGGCAAGTGCGTTCAACTCTGCCCTACTGTTGTTGTCTAAGGCAAACTTGCTCAAACTATACAGATACGTCAACCTATCAAGACCTGTTAAGCAAGCCGCTATATCTTGCGATGTCAGCCTACCTAGCCCCGTCGATCTAACTGAATCCATTGGTGGAGCGCCTGGAGCAAGCATTGCCATCAACTCACTCATCAACAACAGCCATTGTAGGGTTATGGGCTGCAACATCATCTTCAGATGGAGGTAATTGTTTCATTCTTACCATAATTTCATCAGAAAGCCCTCGCAATGCGTTTGATCGCACATCACCTTTAGCGGTTCTCATAATATTCCAGTATTTGGAAATTAAGTCATACCAATCATTGTCTAAACAGGCGTTAAAATCAGCTTCAAAATCAACCATTATCAATCCTCGCTTTTCTATCTAACATTGCCCCTATAAACTTTTGTATTGCCCTTATATCTTTAACCGTAAAATCTTTTTTAAGTTGGACGGAGGCTGTTGCTGTGTTCAGCCCTATTTCAAATAGTTCTTTAGGTTTTTTTTCTGTTAGGTTAGTCATTTTTTTCTCCATTAATGCGATCAGGGTTGACGGTCACTCTGCTGTCCTCGCCATATTCTTCTGAAAGAACTACGCAAGTCATAGATCGTGATGAACCAAATCCCGAACTTGCGTGCCAGCTATCTGGATTTGCCAACACATTCCACACCTCAAAGACCATGCCCCCCTGCTCATGCACTTTTTTATGATGAAGGTGACCCAGCCATCCAAACCGATACTTAG